AATGGCGGTATTATCGGAGCATTAAATCCAACATCGTTTGGAAAGTGTACTGTCACATCTCAAACATCATCTGGAACATTAACAACGCAACCTGGAACTAGATTAGTTTCTGCTGCAGTAGTAGCTGGTGGAGGTGGAGCAGGTGGTGGTAATACTCCAGAAGGTGGAGGCGGAGGTGGAGCAGGTGGACTTCGTACTTGTACATCAATTTCAGTTTGTGGAGCAACATCATATCCAATAACAGTTGGAGCAGGAGGAGCAGGAACAAATAGTTCTCCAGGACCTAGTAATGATGGAACATCATCAATATTTTCAACAATAACTTCTACAGGTGGAGGAGGTGGAGGAGGACGTACAGGTTGTGGAGGAAGACCAGGTGGATCAGGAGGAGGTGGAGGTACAGCAAGTCCAGGACCAGGTGGAAGTCCAACTTTAGCAGGATCAGGAAATACTCCGCCAGTTAGTCCACCTCAAGGGAATCCAGGAGGAACAGGAACTAATTTAGGAAGTAGAGGTGGTGGAGGTGGAGGTGGAGCTTCTGTAGCAGGAACAAATGGAACTACAAGTGCAGGAGGACCAGGTGGAGCAGGATCAGATATATCACCATTATTTGGACCAGGACTTCCTAATTCAGGAGTTTATGCAGGTGGAGGTGGTGGAGGAACTTTAAGTGGACCTGTTGGAACAGGTGGAGTTGGAGGTGGAGGAGCTGCAAGTGTTTCTTCAATAGGTACAGCTGGTACAGCTAACACAGGTGGCGGCGGTGGTGGATCAGGAGGACCAACTTCAAATGCAGGAGCAGCAGGCGGTTCAGGAATCGTTATCGTAAAAGAATTAAACAAAGCAAGTGGTGTTTGGAATTTAAAAAGTCAATTTAGTGCCGTGAAGAGCGGAACGTGGCCGAATGGAGCTGTGAATTTAGGACAGAATTTTGATTATTTAGTAGTAGCAGGTGGTGGTGGTGGTGGAGGATATTTAATTGGAGGTGGTGGAGGAGCTGGAGGTTACAGAACATCTTTTCCTGGTGGAACAAAATTAACATTAGAATCAGTAACTGTATATCCAGTAACAGTAGGAGCAGGAGGAGCAGGAGGAGCAGGATCTTCTGGACCAGGAACTGCTGGAACTTCAGGAACAGATTCAATATTTTCAACTATTACATCAGCAGGTGGAGGTGGAGGAGGAGTTTTTTGTGCTCCTACAAGTGTTAAATCGGGAGGATCAGGTGGAGGTGGAGGTAGAGCAGTATCAGGTGGAGCAGGAAATACTCCACCAGTAAGTCCACCACAAGGAAGTAATGGAGGAGCAGGAACTCCAGATCCAGGATATGGACAAGGTGGTGGTGGTGGAGGAGCTTCAGCAGTAGGAGGAAATACTAATCCTGGTAATGGACCTGGATATAATGGAGGAGCAGGAGGAGCAGGTTCGGCAAATTCTATAACAGGAAGTCCTGTAACTTATGCAGGTGGCGGAGGTGGAGGAGCACAAGCAAACGTTTATGCAAATACTGGAGGAGCAGGTGGATCAGGAGGAGGTGGAGCAGGTGCAAAAACATCACCTGTAGTTAATGCAGTGGAAGGAACAGTTAATACTGGAGGAGGAGGTGGAGCAGGTAGTTATAATGCATCTAATACTCCTATTCAAAGTGGAGCTTCTGGAGGATCAGGTATAGTTATTATTAGAGCACCATCAGCAAGAACATTTACAGTAGCACCTGGCACAAATACAACATCAAGTACACCCGGTGGATGTAAAGTTGCGATATTCACGGTTTCTGGAACATTGACTGTTAGCTAATAATTCACACACTTGACATTTATTCTATAAATTTATATATAGGATTTAGAAATGAACTTGCAAAACTACTACTATTACTTCCAAAGTGCACTCACACCTAGATTTTGTGATGAGTTAATTAAGTATGGTATTTCTCAACAAGAACAATTAGCACTTACAGGTGGTCAAACTAATAAAGTTAATAAAGGTGAAAATTTAAACGACGACGATATAATAGATTTAAAAAAGAAAAGAGATTCAAATATTGTTTGGCTTTCAGATAGATGGATCTACAAAGAAATTCAACCATTTATACATCAAGCAAATAGATTAGCTGGGTGGGACTTCCAGTGGGATTTCAGTGAGTCATGTCAATTTACAAAATATAAATTAAACCAGCACTATGATTGGCATTGCGACAGCTGGGAAGCACCTTATGCAAATAAAGATAATCCAGATACTTTTGGTAAAATTAGAAAATTATCTGTTACATGTTCTTTATCAGCACCAGAAGATTATGAAGGTGGTGAATTAGAATTTGATTTTAGAAATATGGATCCTGATAAACCAACAATTAGAAAGTGCGCCGAAATTAAACCGAGAGGATCTATTGTAGTATTTCCATCTCACGTTTGGCACCGTGTTAAGCCAGTTACAAAAGGAACAAGATATTCTCTAGTAATATGGAATTTAGGTTATCCATTTAAATAATATGCCTCATAAAGATCCTATAGCTAAAAGAGAATATCATCAAAAATATCATCAAAAAAATAAAGCACATAGAAATGAGATGAATAAATTGTGGAAAAAAAAGAATCCACAATATATGCAAAATTATAAAAAGAAATATGCAAAACAAATAAAAACATATGAATTAAATAGAAAATATGGAATGAAACTAGAAACATATGAACATTTAGAAAAAATACAAAATTATTCTTGTGCTATTTGTAAAAAACATAAAGATGAATTACCTAGAGGATTACAAGTAGATCATGATCATAAAACTGGACATATTAGAGGTTTACTTTGTACTAGATGTAATATAACTTTAGGTCATTACGAAAAATGTGATAAAGAAGGTTTTGAGAAATACTTAAAGAAACATAAAGAAAAATTAAACTAAAGGAGAGAGAAGATGGCAAAAACAGATCAATTAAATTCATCAATATATTTTAGCTCACCCGTATATTCGATTGAAATACCTGAATGGGTAAATGATACTAATAAAGTATGCGATAAATATATTAAAGCAGCAAAAGAAAATAATAAACAAGCTATTAAAGATAGAGAAAAGAAATTTGGTAAAAAAATTGGTGATCATGGGATGAGTTTTCATTCAACATCTTTAATTGGAGATCCTGCTTTAAAAGAATTACAAGAATATATTGGTTCAACATCTTGGAATGTTTTAGATCACATGGGTTATAATTTAACTAACTATGAATTATTTTGGACTGAATTCTGGGTACAAGAATTTGGTGAAAAAGGAGGTGGGCATCACGAAGGTCATATACACTATGATAACCATATATCTGGTTTTTATTTTTTAAAATGTAGTGAAAAAACTTCAATGCCTGTTTTCCATGATCCAAGACCAGCTAAACTTATTACACAGTTACCATTAAAGAATGAAACTGAAATAACATTAGGAACTCATCAAATTCATTACAGACCAAAACCAGGAACGATGATATTCTTCCCTGCTTATATGGAACATCAATATGTAGTGGATGATGGTGTAGAACCATTTAGATTTATTCATTTTAATCTACAAGCTGTGAGAAAAATGATTACTGATACAGTAAGAGTACAAGCTAGAGCAGAAAATAAAACAGAAACTAAAAAGGAGAAAAAATGAGTTTTAAAAAAGATAAGTATGTAGTTATTAAAGAAGCGATATCAGAAGATCTTGCAAAGTTTTGTTATGATTATTTCATGATGAAAAGAACAGTTGCAAGAACTATGTTTGATACAAAGTACATAAGTCAATTTACAGAATATTTTGGGGTTTGGAATGATGCCCAAGTTCCAGATACATATTCACATTATTCAGATATCGTAATGGAAACATTATTAACAAAATTACTTCCAGTAATGGAAGAGAATACTGGATTAAAATTAAATCCTAATTATTCATACGCTAGAATTTATAAAAAAGGAGATGTATTACATCGTCATAAAGATAGATTCTCATGCGAAATTTCTACAACTATGCATTTAGGCGGTGGATGTTGGCCAATATATTTAGAACCAGATGCATCACAAGGTGGTGTAGATGAAAAGACAGGTAATTACAAAGCATCAAAATCTAAAGGTGTTAAAGTAATGTTAGAGCCAGGTGATATGTTAGTTTACAGAGGAAATGAATTAGAACATTGGAGAGATAAATTAACTTTTGATGATTGTGGTCAAGTGTTTTTACATTACAATAATGTTGAAACTAAAGGATCTAAAGAAAATATA